TAGAGTTAAAACTAAAGTAAAGTAATAAATAAAGAAGAGTATTACTCTATAAGAGAGTGTTACAAAAAGGATAGTGGACATAGGTAAGTTATAACTCTCTAAGTTATAACTAAGAAAGTTATAACTATAGGGTTGACACTATTATTAGTTATAATGTACACTATATACAAGTAACACATATAAACTTGTATAAACAATAAGTGTTACACTAACTGGTACGTGTTACAGACTAAGTAATACTCTCTCCTCCCTCACTCTCCTCAGACTTAGTTTGCGGCACGTACCACTTTCTCCCCCTTTGTATAATAAAAGTATTGACATTCATGTCTAAACAAATAAAACTATACGCATCTGATTCCGTATTAGAAGAGTTTTACTCTGCTTTAGCGTCAAATGATGTAAAAGCTTTCCAGCGTGTACACATTCCTCGTAGTGAAGTGTTCTACACCAGAGCACACCTACAGGAAGTCTTCCCTGATAGAGAGTTAACCTTAGATTACGTAGAACGAATGATGTATTTAGAAGGTCTACTTGATCGTAAAGACGTACTAGACCCCGATAGAGAGCGAGACTATGGCTAGAGACTATAAGAAAGAGTATGCTAACTACCAGGGTAAGCCTGCTCAGGTAAAGAAACGTGCATCTCGTAACTCTGCTCGTGCTAAACTCTCTGCTGGTGGTGCTGTTAGGAAGGGTGATGGCAAAGACGTACATCACAAGGATGGCAATCCTAAGAATAATAAGCGCTCTAACCTAGTAGTAACTACAAAAGCTAAGAACCGTAGCTTCCCTCGTAATAGCAAAGCAGGTAAAGCGTAATGGCTATTGATTATCGTGGAGAGAAGTTTGCAGGTTACAACAAGCCCAAGCGCACCCCTAAACACCCGACTAAATCCCACGCCGTACTTGCCAAGGAAGGTGACACCATTAAGCTCATCCGCTTTGGTGAGCAGGGAGCATCCACAGCAGGCAAGCCTAAAGCGGGTGAATCTGATCGCATGAAGAAGAAACGTGCATCTTTCAAAGCTAGACATGCTAAGAATATCTCTAAGGGTAAGATGAGTGCAGCTTACTGGGCAGATAAGGTGAAGTGGTGAGAAGCTATGCCAGTACATAAAGTAAAAGGTGGCTACAAGTGGGGTAAGACTGGTAAAGTCTATAAGACTAAGGCTGAGGCTGAGAAACAAGGCAAGGCTATCTACGCTAGTGGTTATTCTAGTGGTGGCTTGTACGCTAACATACATGCTAAGAAGGCTCGTATTGCAGCAGGTAGTAAAGAGAAGATGCGTAAGCCCGGTACTAAGGGCGCACCAACAGCCGCTGCTTTTAAGGCTGCAGCTAAAACAGTTAAGGGTAAGAAGTAATGAAATATTACCATAAATATAAAGAAGCACTGGAAGCTAAGGGCTATAGTGTAGATGAGCATGGCTACGTATGGGACTCCATGGGTAATCAATCTGCTGGTGAAGACAACTATGGCAACGTGCAGAGCAAAGACCCTAACGTCAATGCTATTTGTCAGGAAGCAGACATTGCAGCTACTAAGCCTAAGAAGAAAGCTAAGAAAGCTACACCTCCTCCAAATAAGAAACGTGCTCGTACAGCTAAGGGTCACTACATAGCAGATGATCCTAACACACCAGAGAATGAAGCGTGGGTTGACGAGTAATGGCAATCACATTATCTCACCAAGGTAGACCTGCTCGTAGGCGTTCTGTATGGGGTCACAACACTGCGACTACTACAGAGGATGTATATACGTGTCCTCCTAACTGTGTGGCTGAGGTAAGCTATCTTCACGTTATCAATACATCAGGTAATACTAGCATCGAGATTGAGTGGTACGTAGCAGCGGATAACTATACGTCACACTTTCTTACAGGTAAGAACCTGGGTGCCAATGAGTATATCACGTTCTCTGAGATTGAGTTAGTACTTGCTGCTGGTGATAAGATACAGATAACACCTGATACAGCAGCACACGTAGACACTATCCTAACTGTAACAGAGACCTTCTCTGGCATATAACGAATAGCGGGTATGCAAACTTAGATGAGGTAAATAGTTCTAACATATGTATAACTATGCAAGTCTAGCAATAGTGCTGGGCATAACATAGGAAAATACAATGTTCACACTTATTATTAAGACCTTCACAGACTTCTTGGCAAGCCTACAGAAAGCACAACAAGCCCGTGCTGACTACTGGATTCTAACCAACATGTCAGACAAAGAGTTACACGATATTGGTATTGCTCGTGGTGATATACGCAATGTCATAGCAGGAAGTTTCAAGTAATTTTGCTCTGTGTACTAGCCTTTATTTCGTTCAATCACGCATGGACTGAGAGTGGTAACAGGCTGTTTCAGTATTGTTACTACGACTGCGGCTCACCTAAGAATGGCTTATGGTACGACAGAGTGTACAGGGTTAGTTATAACTATGTGTGCCCTATAGAGGTTAAATTCAAATGATTGATCCTTTTACAGCCTTTGCTGCAGCACAAACAGCGGTATCAGCTATTAAGAAAGGTATTCAGTTAGGCAAGGACATTGGAGGCATCTCTAATGACTTAGCTAAGTTTGCTGGTGCCGTGTCTGATCTTGGTTTTGCACATAAACAGTCAGAAAATCCACCTTGGTATGCTGTACTATTCGGTGGTAGTGGCCCTAGTGCGATGGACATCTTCGCTAAGAAGAAACAAGCGGAGGCTCTACGTGCTGAGATTAAACAGTATATTCAGTTTGCTTATGGACAAAGTGCTTGGGAAGAGCTTCTCAGTATTGAAGCGCAGGTACGTAAGGACCGTCAGAAAACTATGTATCGCAAGGCTGAGATTAAGCAGACTATTGTGGAGTGGTCTCTTGGTTTACTGGTTGTTCTATCAGGAATTGGTATTCTTGGCGTGGGGCTTTATTTCCTTGGAAAGCAGCAAAACAAATGGTAAGCTTAAGAAGTAACGGTAACTAAGGAAAACAACATGGCACGACAACTTACAGAACAGCAACAGCGCTTCTTAGAGGTACTCTTTGATGAGGCTGGTGGTGATGTGGTAGCAGCTAAGAAACTTGCAGGCTATGCCCCTGCTTCAAGCACGTCTGCTATTGTAGAATCTCTTAAAGACGAGATTGGTGAGAAGACACGAACTTACTTTGCACGTACTGCACCCAAAGCAGCTATGGCAATGGTAGGCGCTCTGTCTGACCCTACTGAGTTAGGCATTAAAGAGAAGATGGTAGCAGCAAAAGACTTGCTAGATCGTGCAGGACTTGGTAAGGTAGACAAAGTAGACGTAACATCTGGCGGTGGAGGCATATTCTACCTGCCACCAAAAGAAGGTTCAAACGAATAGTACCTGAGAGAGATTTAGGCTTCTGGCAATTACCGTTACCGCCAAAAGATCACAACAAGAAGTGGCATACTATAGTCAGGATAACAAGACGTATACCTTTTGGCTATGAACTGCACCCCGACAACGATAAGTTACTCGTACCCATTGAATCTGAGTTAGAAGCTTTAGAGCTTGCTAAACGACACCTTAAGCAGTATAGTTATCGTGCAGTAGCACACTGGTTAAGCAAAGAGACAGGCCGTGACATAGGCCACACAGGTTTAAAGAAAAGAGTTGAGATTGAGCAGAAACGTAGAAAAGCAGCTGCAATTAAGCGCAAGCTTGCCAAGTGGCTCAAAGAAACCCTTGAGGAAATCGAGAAACTTGAAACCCAAGGGGTCGGGGCATACGCAGAAATTGACAGAGACAGTTGAAGCAGTCGCCACCCCCAAAGTAGAGACTGTTCCTGCACAAGTCAAAGCACCTGAGTATGATGTAGATGTGGCTATGGATGTGGTTTTCAAGCCAAACCCCGGCCCCCAGACTCACTTTCTTAGTTCGTCAGAACGTGAGGTTCTCTATGGTGGCGCAGCTGGTGGTGGCAAATCCTACGCTATGTTAGCTGACCCGCTACATGGTTTGAACGATCCTAACTTTAGTGGCCTACTTGTACGTCACACAACAGAAGAACTAAGGGAACTAATACAGAAATCTCAGGAGCTATACCCTCGTGCTGTACCGGGTATTAAATGGTCTGAAAGAAAATCTCAGTGGATCTCACCTAGAGGTGGTCGCCTCTGGATGTCATACTTGGATAAGGATACAGATGTTACACGCTATCAGGGTCAGGCTTTTAACTGGATTGGATTTGACGAACTTACTCAATGGACTACACCTTACGCTTGGGATTATATGAGATCTCGCTTGAGATCTGCACATTCGTCAACTCTTGGTCTCTACATGAGAGCAACAACAAACCCCGGAGGAGCAGGACATGCTTGGGTTAAGAAAATGTTTATTGACCCTGAAAGAGCAGGTAAAGCTTTTTGGGCAACGCATTTGGATTCTGGGGAAACTATTACCTTTCCTAAAGGGCATAGTAAAGAAGGTCAGCCTCTATTTAAGCGCCGTTTTATTCCCGCCTCTCTATTTGATAATCCGTACTTATCTGACTCTGGCGACTATGAAGCGATGCTTCTCTCTCTTCCGGAGCATCAGCGTAAGCAGTTACTTGAAGGTAACTGGGATATTAATGAAGGTGCCGCTTTTCCAGAGTTTGACAGAAAGATACATGTCGTGGACTCATTTGAGATACCTGACTCTTGGGCAAAGTTTAGGGCTTGCGATTACGGTTATGGTAGTTACACTGGTGTTCTCTGGTTTGCTGTAGCACCTGACGAACAAGTAATTGTTTACCGTGAGATGTATGTATCTAAAGTTACAGCTTCTGACTTAGCGGATTTGATATTGGAAGCAGAAGCAAAAGATGGTACAATGAGATACGGGGTGCTGGATAGTTCTTTATGGCACAACCGTGGCGACACTGGACCTAGCTTGGCAGAGCAGATGAACATGAAGGGTTGCCGTTGGCGTCCCTCTGATCGGTCAAGAGGTTCACGTGTCGCAGGTAAGAACGAGATACACAGGCGTTTAAAGGTGGATGAGTTCACTGAAAAGCCTCAGCTAGTGTTTATGAGTAATTGTACAAACACGATAGCACAGATTCCTAGTATTCCTCTGGATAAGAAAAACCCAGAAGATGTTGATACTCACGCAGAGGATCACTTGTATGACGCTCTAAGATACGGTATTATGACACGTCCACGTAGCAGCATATGGGACTTTAACCCAGCAAAACAACGCACTGGTTTTCAAGCTAGTGATCCACAATTCGGGTATTGATTATGGCAGAACAAGAAGAAATGTTTGAAACAGATGAAGTCGTAGCTGCTGAAGACAGTACGGACAGTATCTTTGAAACTAAGTCTAGTGTAGTTGCTTTTGTAGCTGAGCGCTATAAACGTGCAGAAGATGCTAGGTTTGCAGATGAAGAGCGGTGGCTAAAAGCCTATCGTAACTATCGTGGTTTGTATGGTAAGGACGTACAGTTCACAGACACAGAGAAGTCACGTGTGTTTGTTAAAGTCACTAAGACTAAGACCCTTGCAGCGTATGGACAGATTGTTGATGTACTATTTGGTAACAACAAGTTTCCTTTATCTGTTAATCCCTCTGTATTACCTGACGGTGTTGCAGAGTCTGTACATATCAACGTAGATCCTAACGCCGCAGCAGCAGGAGATGCGTTACGGCCTATTACTGAGCAAAAACCCGCTGCACCCTACTTACTGGATGGTGTTACAGAGCTTAAACCTGGAGCTACGTTATCAGACTTAGCTAATCGTCTAGGCCCCCTAGAAGATAAACTTTCAGCTGTATCTGATAAGGTAGTTGAGGGTGACGGTACTACTCCTACCACAGTAACATTCCATCCTGCTATGATTGCAGCTAAGAAGATGGAAAAGAAAATCCACGATCAGCTTCAAGAGTCTGGTGCTTCTGTACATCTACGCTCTATGGCATTTGAGATGGCTCTACTTGGCACGGGTGTCATGAAGGGTCCGTTTGCTGTAGATAAAGAATATCCTAACTGGAACGGTGAAGGTGAGTATGAACCTCTCGTAAAGACTGTGCCAGAATGTAGCCATGTTTCTGTTTGGGACTTCTACCCTGACCCAGAAGCTAAGTCTATGAATGATGCTGAGTATGTGGTAGAACGTCATAAGATGTCACGTACTCAATTACGTGCTCTTAAGAACCGCCCCTACTTTATGTCTGACTCAATTAGCTTAGCTATTGATAAAGGCCCAGACTACGTTCAGAAGTACTGGGAGATGACTATGGAGGATGACGATACACAGCCGTCCTCTGAGCGTTGGGAGGTACTAGAGTTCTGGGGTTTTGTAGATACGGATGTTCTAGAAGAGCATGGAGTATCTATCCCTAAAG